TTACGCTGGTTAGTAAAAGGTTGGTTAAATGAACTTAGACCAAATGGCGGAGAAAGTCTAAAAGATCAAGTGACACGACTTGAGAAAAGAATGGATGAACTCTTTATTGTCATAAGTAGGAAGTAAACTTAATACATGGCACAAAAGAAGAAGCGCAAAATAACTAGACGCGTGGGTAAATACGAGCATGACAAAGTAATGTCTAAACTCGATACCTACGCTATTAGTGTGCGTGAATACTATTTGTCGCTTAGGAAGGCTGGATTTCCAGTAGATCAGGCTTTAGGAATTATCAATGACAGGGCTTCATATCCTGATTGGTTAATACCAACTGCACCTGACATTAATCCAGTTAACCCTGACCATGACCCCTACGAAGATGAGGATGACGATTAAGCGAATAGTCTTAATATCTGATCTCCAATGTCCATATAATGACCCAATTGCAACTCGAAACCTTGCACGCTTTATTGCTAAGTGGAAACCCCATCAAGTTGCAACAGTCGGAGATGAAATTGATTTACCGCAACTCTCAAAATGGGAACGCGGTTTGGCGGGTGAGTTTGCAGGAACACTTGACCGAGATAGGCAACTTACTAAGCAAATTCTTTACGACTTACAGGTAACGGATATGGTCAGATCAAATCATACTGACCGATTATGGAATTCAATCAAGACTAGACTTCCAGCCTTTGCATCATTGCCTGAGTTAAGATTTGAAAACTGGCTTGGACTGCCTGAATTAGGCATTAAGTTTTGGTGTGAACCAATGCCTATTGCGCCTAACTGGATTATCCTTCATGGAGACGAAGGGCAAGTGTCTCAAAAGGGTGGTCAAACAGCCCTAGGATTGGCTATGAGGCATGGTAAGAGTGTAGTGTGTGGACATACTCACCGAGCAGGGTTAGCAGCCTATACAGCCTCGTCAGGGGGCAAAATAGGGCATACCTTATACGGTCTAGAGGTTGGCAATTTGATGGACTTCAAATCTGCTAAATACCTTAAAGGTGGGTCAGGCAATTGGCAACAAGGATTTGGTATTTTGTATGTTAACAATAAGAAGGTATCGCCTGTATTTGTGCCGATTGAGAAAGACGGCAGTTTTATAGTTGAAGGCAAGACCTATGGGTAGGCAAGAGGATTATGAGCCTAGAGATATTGACCAGCAAATTGATGAGTTTGACTCTCTAGGTATCCTTTAGGGTTCGTTACCAAACCGTTATACAACACGCCGACAGTTTTATTGTGGGCTTATTTGACATGTGTCATCCTTCTCTTATCCAAGTCAACCGATTTGGTTTAACGGAAGGTACGATATGCGTAAAATAAGAATGGTTAATGAAGAATGTACTTCTTGCAAAAAAGTTGTAAGAGTCAACTATTTTGATCTTGTTTATTCATTTCAATCATTATGTGTTGATTGTAAAAATACGACTGATTCTGCTTTTGTAAATTTACTTACAATTTTGCCTAACAAGGAAAACGCATGAAACTGACCGCCAACGACTTTGACCGCTTAACTGAAACTCAAATGGAGTGGAATTCACTTACAGACTGGAAAGAACAGGCTGACCGTTTTGAGGACACAATCAATTGGAATCACAAGTTTATCTATTGGACTGAAAACTACGCATCAACATTACTTGCTTGCGAATACCTAGCACAACAAGGTGACAGTTACAGCATTTCTTATGATGAGGCAGTCAACCAATACTGCTTTACAACAGATTATTCAGGCTCATGGTATGGAGCAGGGGTAAGACAATGAAAGAACTAGGTTTGTTATGGGTGTGGTGCATGATGGGAGTATTGGTCATTGCCTATATAGTTGCACTTATCAGAGAGCAGTCCTTTAACTCAGGTTACTGGAAAGGTCGCAAAGCAGGATGGGATTCTCACCGCAGAATCATGAACATTAAGGCTAAAAGTGATGAGGTGTTTGACTATGAGAAGCAAGACTAACGAACTACTTGAGGAAGTGAAGGGAGTATTGCATGAAAGAGGCAGCGTTTACGGAAGCAGTCGCACAAATCATGAACGAATCTCAGAGTTGTGGTCTGCTTACCTTGGAGATTACATATCGCCAATGCAAGCCAGTATGTGTATGTTGCTCGTCAAAGTCTCAAGACTTACCGAGTCTCCAAATCATCAAGACAGTATTAAAGACATCCTTGGTTACGCAGCGATCTATAACGAACTCTTAAACTCATACGAAGAAGATTTTGGGGTGGCAGAGAGTGTTTAACATAAATGATTACGAGACGGTAGAGGTGAGACTTGGAAAGTTTATTGCTGATTATCCTGATTTTATGGTTAATACGGAACTTGTTGAAGCGACTGGTAGTCGTTTCATTGTTCGTGCTGAAATATACAGGACATGCGTTGATGCTAAGCCTTTTGCTACTGGTCTCGCTTATGAGATGGTTTCAGATAGAGGTGTCAATTCTACTAGCGCGTTGGAGAACGCGGAAACTTCTTCAATTGGCAGAGCGTTGGCAAACGCAGGGTATGCCGCCAAGGGAAAGAGACCGAGTCAAAGCGAAATGGCTAAGGTCATTGCAGCAGACACTTCTAAAGCAATATATGGCAGACCCAACTCAAGATCGGCAGCAGTAGAATCTGCATTGAGAGAATCATTTACTGTTGAGAATAAAGAGTCTGAGCCTACACAATGGACTGTTGGCGAGGTTGTAGATGCAATAGGCACGCAAATACCTAACCCACCGCCTGAATGTCAACATGGTCATATCCTTAAACAAGGAATTAGTAAAGGTGGTAAGCCTTACTATGGATATGTCTGCAAAGGTAATGTTAAAGAAGATGCCGTGTGGGCAAAGATGTCGCCAAATGGCAGATGGTTCTTCGGTGACGAATGATGGGTGATATGGAGATGATTGATGTAAGTGGAGTTAGGGCAACATTTACAGATGCAGGTGTTGAACTTGACATTGTGCCATTATCAGAGTGTTGCGAGATGTGTAATGACCCTCGAATGATTACTGTTGATGGAGTGCGCAAATGCGTTAGTTGTGAGTGCGTAAATCATATTCCTGACATTAAACCTAATGCCTAGATATGACTTCAATTGTGAGTTCTGTTCGACGCAGACAGAACTTACATTAGCGGTTGACCAACAAGTGCCTCGGTGCAACATCTGTCGGGGATTACTCAGGCGCGTGTGGTCAACCGTTCCTATTCATTTCAAGGGTGATGGATGGGCTGGCAAGTCTTAATGGATTTAACATGGGTGTTTAAATGTAATAAATGCGCTAAACCCACACTATTTCTTGAAAGAACTGATTATGATGTTGGTGAAGAACATCTAGTTGTTATGTGTGTTAAGTGTGAAAATACAGGCGTTAAGGCTAGAATTGAGGCTATTACAGACAAATCTGTAACGCGCTGCAACAAATGTGGGGCATGGAAATTAGAAAGCGGTAAGTGCTTCACATGCGCAAAGATCAATGCCCTGAATGTCTAAGGTATAACACCGAGACCTCTCAATATAACAATGATTACTTTCATGCTTGCAAAGATTGCGAACATGAATGGTCTGAAGGTTATGGTTAACAATGTATGTGAGGCAAATCACATCTCACATATTGAGATAGGAGAATAATCTATGTTTAATCGATTTGACAGTACGAGTATGCTTCAAGCAAGCGACGCGCCTTTAAGCGCGAACGCGAGCCGCATTAGCGGATTGCTCGCGAGTTCTGCGCTTGTAGCATTTGGGCTATCTCTTTGCTTAATTGCATTAATCATTAGTAATAAACAAATTGATTCCGTTTATGCGTTATCATTAAAACATCATGTATCGGTCAAAGAATATGCTGCTCAAAAGATTCAGAGCAAAGACCAATGGGTGTGCCTGTCACGGCTGTATGGTAAGGAGTCAGCGTGGAATTATAAGGCTATTGGTAACCTTAATGGTAATGCGTTGGTATATGGAATTGCACAAATTAAAAACCCTTTAATGTTAGAAAAGAATGAGTACGAACAAGTAGATTATGGTCTTAAATACATAAAGCATAGATACGGTACTGATAAGTACGGTTACACTAATGCGTGTAAAGCATTGAAACACTTTAATACTAAAGGATGGCATTGAGTAAAGACGCATTAGGTTCCGGTAAGTGGAAGCAAATGAGGCTTAGAATATTGGCAAGAGATGGGTGGGTCTGTACTTACTGCCACAAACATCTTGAAGGTGCAGATGCAACTGTTGACCACATCACATCACGCAACACTCTGATAATGGCACAATGTCAAGT